ATTTGAAAATGTAATAGGCCATTTATGTAATGTTTGGTTGAACGCAGAAGCACCATTAAACATATTAGTCATATTTGTAACTTTATTAATATTCCATTTAGATAAATGTTGATTAAATAAACTAGCATTTTGAAACATTGATTCCATAGTAGTAACTTCATTTACATCCCAACCACTTATATCTTGATTAAAATTTGATGCACCATAAAACATCCAACTCATATTAGTAATCAAAGATGTGTTCCATTTACTAATTGGTTTAATAAATGTTGAAGCACCATAAAACATTCCACTTGTGTTCGTTACATTTGTTATATCCCATTCATTTAATTCGCTATTAAATGAGGTAGATCCTTTAAACATATCATTCATGTTAGATACATTTGATGTATTCCATCCGCTTATATCTTGATTAAAATTTGAAGCACCATAAAACATTGAACTCATGTTAGATACATTTGACACATCCCAATTACTTATATTTCCGTTAAAATCTGTGGCACCATAAAACATTGAACTCATGTTAGATACATTTGATGTATTCCATCCGCTTATATCTTCATTAAAAAGTTTAGCACCATAAAACATTGAACTCATATTTGTAACGTTAATAACATCCCAATTACCAAGTTTTCTATTAAATGAATAATTATTGTAAAATGTTTCCTGCATATTTGTTATATTTTGAGTATTCCATCCACTAATATCTTCATTAAATGTTGTATCATTTTTAAATAAACCACTTATATCATTAATAAGTTTAGTATCCCAATCAGATATTGGTCTAAAATATTTTGAATATAAATACGGGTTTATTCTAAATAGATTAAATGCATAATATATATTATATTGATTTACTGAACCGGTTAATATTTGATACTCTAATGAAGTAGCTCCATCTAACATATTACTAACAATAATATAATTAGAAGTTGGATTAAAACCAACTATATTATTCTCAAAATTAATTCTCCAATTATATAATGATTGATTAAAATTTGATGCACCATTAAACATATATGACATATCGATGACAGATAATGTATCCCATATTCCTATTGGTTGATTAAAATTTGATGCGCCATAAAACATTTTGCTCATATTATTCACATTTGACACATTCCAAACACTTATATTTCCATTAAAATCAGTAGAACCATAAAACATTTCACTCATGTTATTCACATTTGATGTATCCCAATTACTAATATTTTTGTCAAATTTATAAGCATTATAAAACATAGATTTCATTGTTAGCACTTTACTAGTATCCCATACATTTATGTCTTGATTGAAATTAGTCGCATTTTTAAACATTGATTCCATAGTAGTAACATTGGAAGTATTAAAATATTTAATGTTTAAATCAAATATGGTATTGATAGTTTTTATTTTATATATTGAGTCAACATTTGAAAATCCTTCATTGTAGGAACTAATTGCCGGAAAATCCCACCTATATTCATCTTGAGTTGTATTGATAGGAATAACATAAATTGGAATATCTAATGTATTATAATAAAATTCAATTTGAAAACCGTTGATTCTTTCTTTACAACAATCTAGTCTATTATATAAAATCATACTTTGAATGTTTTCTATATTAAACGAATTTATAAGTGGTATATATAAACTTGAAGTTGTATTAATTGAACAAGTATCAAAATTAGTTCCTATTAGATTATTAGCAATATTACTGGCGTATGTATTTGATGAATTTTGATAAGAAGGAAGAACTTGTTTATCTGACCAATTAATAAATTCGGTTCTATTTCCTATTGAGCCTGAACTAATTGATGCGTTTATATTACTAGGTAAAATATTTGTATTATTTACCCATAATTGTAATTCACGTAAATTTATATATTGTGCTCCACTTAATCTTCTAAATACTATTATATTAAAAATACCATTCAATAAAGGTTTGTTTTCAGATAATAATGGTTGATTATAATTAGAACCTTCAAACATATGAGACATATTACTTACATTTGAAGTATTCCATTTACTAATAGAATAATTAAAGTTTGTTGCACCATTAAACATATAACTCATATTAGTAACATTTGTAACAATCCATTCAGAAATGTCTTCATTAAATGTGCTATAATTTTGAAATAAATTACTCATATCTACAATAGAAGAAGTATTCCATAAACTGATAGGTTTATAAATATAATTATATTCAGTTAAATTTGTTTTATGTAATGTTACTGCTTGATATATATTATCATTGGATACATCCCCATTTAATATATAATATTGTAAAGAAGTTGTTCCATTTAACATACTTGTAACATTTACATTGGGTTTTGATGATGGAAATCCAGTATCATTTGAAAATGTAATACCCCAATTATAAAGTGATTGGTTAAAATCAATTGAGTTGTTAAACATGTATTCCATATTTGTAACGCTTGAAACATTCCATCTACCTAGAATATTATTAAAAGAAGACGCATTGTTAAACATTTGAGACATATTTGTAACACTTGAAACATTCCAACTACTTATATCTTGATTAAAATTTGTAGCACCACTAAACATTTGAGACATATTATTAACTAAACCTGTATCCCAAGAACCTATATCTTGATTAAAATTTGTAGCACCACTAAACATTTGAGACATATTATTAACTAAACCTGTATCCCAATAACCTATATCTTGATTAAATGAATTTGCGTTATTAAACATTTGAGACATATTATTAACTAAACCTGTATCCCAAGAACCTATATCTTGATTAAATGAATTTGCGTTATTAAACATTTGATACATATTTGTAACACTTGATACGTTCCAACCACTAATATCTTCATTAAAATCATAATAGTCTTTAAATAAACCACTCATATCAGTTACTCCACTAATAGTCCATATACTTATATGTCCATATAATGCTAAAGCATCAAAATTATCATATCTCCATTTGCTTATAGCACTATATATATTATCATCTGTAATATAATAATAAGTATCTTTAAAAACACCAAATAAAGGTTGGTCATAAACATCTATTAAATAAAAATTATTTAATTCATTTGTTTCAATGCTAAATCCATAATTGTTTCCAGTAATGCCAGAAATATCTTCATTTGCTAAATAATTCATAGCATCATTTACATTATTTATATTTTGTATCTGTATATCATTCTTATATCCTGTAAAAATACCAGAAATATCTTGAAACTCCCAATATGGACTTATTCCACCAGATACTTCTCTTTCCAATTTGAAAATCATTATATATAGTTAATAAAATTGATTTAGAAATTATACAATAATAAATCTATGGCGTCTCTTGCAAATCAATATCAAAAAAAGACTGATAAAGAACATATTTTAGATAATCCTGATACTTATATTGGGTCTATTGAAAATGTAAATGGTCCTATGTATGTATATGAAGACGGAAAGATTATAAATAAAACGATTGACTATAATCCAGGACTATTTAAATTATTTGATGAAGGAATTGTAAATTGTAGGGATCACGTAGTTCGTATGATTCAAAAAAAAGAAACAGATGAAACAGTAAACTTAGTAAATTTAATTGACATTGAAATTTCAGATAATACAATTACATTAATGAATAATGGTAATGGAATTGATATTGAAAAACATCCTACTTATGATATTTGGATTCCAGAATTAATTTTTGGACATTTACGAACTTCAACAAACTATAACAAAGAAGAAGAAAAAATAACAGGAGGAAAAAATGGATTTGGATTTAAATTAGTATTAATTTGGTCAACTTATGGTATGATAGAAACGATTGATTCAACCCGTAAATTAAAATATACACAGGAGTTTGAAAAAAATTTAGATATTATTCATAAACCAACAATTAGTAAATGTTCTAAAAAACCATATACACTAGTTAAATTTAAACCTGATTATAAACGACTTGGTCTAAATGAATTATCTAAAGATATGATTGCTTTATTTAATCGTCGTGTATATGATATTGCTGGTATTACAACAAAAGATGTAAAAGTTAAATTAAATAATGAAACTCTAGATGTTAAAAATTTTAATCATTATACTGAATTATATAATCAAGAAGAAAAAATTACAGAACAGCATGAAAGATGGAGCTATAGTGTATGTTTAAGTGAAGAATTTAAACAAGTTTCATTTGTAAATGGTATTTTTACAAGCAAAGGAGGTAAGCACGTAGATTATATTGTACAACAAATTATTAAGAAAATGATAATTTATATTGAAAAAAAGAAAAAGGTTGAAGTAAAACCAAGTATAATTAAAGAACAATTACATATTTTTTTGAATTGTACAATTGTAAACCCATCATTTGATAGTCAAACAAAAGATTATTTAAATACCCCACCAAGTAAATTTGGTTCATCATGCGTAGTAAGTGACAAATTTATTGAAAAATTAGCAAAACAAGGTATAATGGATTCATCTTGTGAATTAAGTAATATTAAAGAAAAAAATAATTCTAAAAAAACAGATGGAAATAAAAATAAAACAATTCGTGGGATTCCTAAATTGGTAGATGCAAATTATGCAGGCACAAAAGAATCTAAACAATGCACCTTAATTTTATGTGAAGGAGATTCCGCAAAGGCCGGTATTCTATCTGGATTAAGTCCAAGTGATAGAAATATTATTGGAGTATATCCAATGAAAGGTAAATTACTAAATGTTAGAGGAGAAACAACTAAAAAAATTAATGAAAATAAAGAAATTATTGAAATTAAAAAAATTTTAGGATTAGAATCAAATAAAACATATAAAACAACAGAGGAATTACGTTATAATAAAATTCTATTTATGACTGACCAAGATTTAGATGGAAGTCATATTAAAGGATTATGTATTAATTTATTTGAATGTTTATGGCCTTCTTTATTAAAGATAGATGGATTTTTAGGATTTATGAACACACCTATTTTAAAAGCTACAAAATCAAGTAAGATGATACAGTTTTATAATGAACAAGAATATGAGCTATGGAAAAGCGAAAATAATAATGGAAAAGGTTGGACTATTAAATATTATAAAGGATTGGGAACAAGCACTGGAAAAGAATTCAAAGAATATTTTAAAGATAAAAAAACAATGGATATTGTTTTAGGAGAAAAAGACCAAGAAACGATTGATATGGTCTTTAATAAAAAAAAGGCAGATTTTAGAAAAGATTGGTTATCTAAATATGAGCGTGATAATGTTTTAGATACATTAAAAAGTCAGATTACTCTAGGCGATTTTATTGATCGGGAAATGATACATTTCTCAAAATATGATTGTGACCGTTCTATTCCAAATATGATGGATGGTTTAAAGGTATCTCAGCGTAAGATTTTATATAGTGCTTTCAAAAAGAATTTGGTAAATGAAATAAAAGTTGCACAATTTAGCGGATATGTATCAGAACATTCAGGATATCATCATGGAGAAAGTAGTTTAAATGGTGCTATAGTAAATATGGCACAAAATTTTGTAGGTTCTAATAATATTAATATTTTAATGCCTAATGGTCAGTTTGGAACACGTCTTCAAGGAGGAAAAGACAGTGCTTCTGAAAGGTATATATTTACAAACTTAAATAAAATAACAAGAATGATCTTCAAAAAAGAAGATGACTATATTTTAAATTATTTAAATGATGATGGAACTCCTGTAGAACCTGTATATTATTTACCCATTATCCCTATGATTTTAGTAAATGGAACAAAAGGAATTGGAACTGGGTTTAGCACAGATATTCCTTGTTTTAATCCACTAGAATTGATTCATTATATTCATACAAAATTAGATAATGATACACATACATTTGATTTTGTTCCGTTTTATAAAGGTTTTACCGGAACAATTGAAAAAGAAAGTGAACGAAGATTTATTACAAAAGGAAAATATTCAATCGAAAAGAATACAATTATTATTACAGAACTACCCATTGGATTATGGAATGAAGATTATATTTTACATTTGGAAAAATGTATTAGTGAGAATAAATTAAAAGATTATAAAGACCAATCTACCGATACAAAAGTATATTTTAAGTTAACTCTAAAAGAACCAATGGATGAAAGTGAATTATTAAAAACATTCAAACTGACAACAACATTATCTATAAATAATATGAACTTATTTGATAATAATGATAAATTAAAACATTATAACGAAGTTTATGAAATTTGTGATGATTTCATAAAAAACCGTCTAGATTATTATGAAAAAAGAAGGTTACATTTAATTCATATTTTATCAGAAGAGATGGATATATTAACAAATAAATGTAAATATATTCAAGAATTATTAAACGATACATTAGATTTACGTAAAAAAACAAATATTCAAATTTGTGAAATGTTAGAAAATAAAAAATATTCGAAAATAAATGACACTTATAACTATTTAATTAAAATGACAATGGATAGTGTATGTCAAGAAAATGTAGATTCGCTAAATAATCAATATGCAGATAAGAAAAAACAATACGATAAAATGTTATATACAAATAATAAAGAAATTTGGAAAACTGAATTAGAAGAATTAAAAAAATCTCTTTAATTCTAAACTATTATCATTATGTAAATAAATAGGTCTTTCAATAGGTGTGTACATATTAGAAGCATCGTGTTTATATTTTAAATATCCTTGAATTTCTCCATAAATATTATTAGAACTATAATCAATTACCATTTTATTTAAATGTTCAATTTGTTTACCTATATTATCAAACTGAAATTTGGAATATTGAAGAAATATACTTCTCATAATAACTTTTAATGTATTCATATCTTGGTCATCTATAACATATTTGTTTTGAGATAATTCATATACTTTTTTTTTTATATCGTTGTGAACATTATTAATGTTTTCTTTACTAAAATAAGTGTTAGATAATTCGCTTGGTTGAAATATATATTTAGTAGCATTAAAATAATTTGTTTTATCATCTAATGGTATTTGTTCTTGTAAAAACAAAGGTGTTCCTCCTTCAATATTTACTCTGCCAGACATTAATATATTATATTATTTTAATATAAATGGAACAAACAAAAATAATATTTATATCTACTATAATAGTATTAGTTCTAACATTATCTTTAGTTGCTTATTTATTGCATATAACAAAAAAAAAATATATATATCCACCATATATAAATAATTGTCCTGATTATTACGAAAAAAATAGTTATGGTGATTGTTATGATAAACATAACATATTTTATGAAACATCTAATATTTGTAATAGTGAAAATTTCAATCAGTTAAAATATAATAATAATAATACCGGAAAAGATGGCGGATTATGTAAAAAAAAAAAGTGGGCAATTAATTGTAAACTTTCGTGGGATGGAATTACAAATAATTCAGAATTATGTATATAAATACTTAATTATATTAGTTATATGGAATTATCTAAATATTTATGTAAATATATATCTGATACTAAGGATATTTACATTATAGGTTGTTCTGGTATTGGTAAAAGTAGTATGATAAAAGAATATTTTAAAGATAAAAATTATAATTTAAATTATTTATCAATACAAAATATATCTAATATGAATGATATTTATAAATATACAAATGACTCCATATTAAATATTATGAATAAAACTAAAAAACAAAATATAGTTATTATAGATGATATTGATATACTTAATAATAATGAAAAAAAGATATTAAATGAATTAATAAAAAAACTTAAACTATATAAAAAAAAAGAATCAAAAACATTTAAATTTATATTTATAGGCATAAATCAATATGATAAAAAAGTTAAAGAATTAATGAATTTATGTAATGTTATACATTTAAAAGATAATAAAAACGATTATGAAAAAAATATTCAAGTAAATATTAAGAATGTAATTGAACAAAAAATAAAAATAAACTATTTTGTTGAAAATGAAAAAGCAACTCAATGTTTAATGTTTCATGAAAATGTAATAAACAATTTAAAAAAAGAAGATATGCATTTTTATTTACAATTTTTAAATAATTATTGTAGTGGTGATTATTATGATAGGGTAAGTTTTCAAAAGCAATTATGGATATATAATGAAATGAGTTATTATTTAAAAATGATTCATAATTATTATTTGTATATAAATTCAAATATTCGTATAAAATCTCAAAAAGAAGATTATAGATTTACAAAAGTATTAACAAAATATAGTAATGAATATAATAATCAAAAGTTTATAATTGATTTATGTAACCGTTTAAATATATCTAAAAAACAATTATTTACTATGAAATATGAATTAACTTTTACTGAAACACAAAGACTTCAAAAATATCTAAGTAACTATAGATAAAATTTGTTTCATTTTATCTTCATATAAAGAAATTTTTTCTTTTAATAAATTATTTTCATTTGTTTTAATTTTTAGTATTTCTATAATTTCGTGCAATTGTAAAGGTCTTTTTGTTCCATCTGGATTAGTTAAAATAACTTGTTGTTGTTGTTGTTGGGATTGCTTGCTTCTTTCTTCATCTCTTCTTTTTATTTCTGCTAAAACATCCGGTTTATTTTTTACATCACCTGCTTCATATAATTTTAGTGCATCTTCTATATCTTTTGTATAAAACTTAAGTGTTTGTATATCTTTAATAAATGTAGAAGGAACTAAAGTTGAATCATTACATACTGGACTATTTGTATCAATTAATCTTCTTTTATCAAATGTATTTTGTTCATGAGATATAACTAATATTGTTTTTAATGGATTTAATTGAACAAACGGAATAGTATAATTTTTCAAAAAAAACTTTTCTTCTGCTAATACAGCACTATCTTCATAATGTGTATCTTTTAACATAATTCGTTTAAAAGCAAATGTTCCTGCAGTTGCATGATTTGGTCCATAAGGTCCAAATTTATACATTTTATTTATTCCATTAAACCATAAATAAATTTCACTTGAACCAGCACATAAAGCATTTGATTTATTTAAAGTTTCTACAGAATGACTTACTCGTTCAGGTGGATAATAATCATCGTCATCTATATAAACAATAATATCATTATCATTTTTAAAATTACAATATTGATGCATTAAATTTCTTTTTTTACCAAGATTCATTCTTTCTTCTGAATAAATATATTTAACAAAAGGAATATCCTTTACTAAATCTCCAATAGGGTCAGTTCCATCATCTAATATAATCCATTCCATTAATTCTTTTGGATAATCTTGTTTCATAATATTGTATACCATTTGTTGAATAAATGGTCTACGATTGAATGTAGGTGTACATAAACTTACTTTAGTTTGTAACTTTTTATTTTTTTTACCCATTTATAATACATTTAAGTTTTTCTTTAATATATAATTATCAAAGTATAATGTTAGAACACGGTTCTATTTCTATATTATTATATTTCTTAAATAATAATGCAAGCATAATAATAAATACAATTAAAGAAAATACAAAATAAACTAATGAAAATAAATGATAAATATTATATACAATTAATCCTCCTATAATAAATTTTATTAACCTATGCATTATTTTCATATCGTGGTCAGCACACCATAATTTATTAAATATATGACTTAAGTTATATGGTATTGCTAACATATTGTAAATATATAATCCTATTACTTTATATAATCCTCCTACCAGCATAAAAATCATAAAAATCGAAAATAAAAATAATACAATATAATTAAACACTATATAAAATATTGAGTTTTTATTTTCACTATTATTTAATAACTTATAATGTTGACTTAATCCTCCTATAATAGTATATACTGTATTTACAATATTTAAGTAAGAATTTTTACCATCACTTATACAATTATCATATAATTCGCTTAATTCGCCTTTATTAAATACACCATAATATTTTTCATTTTTATATGTTTCTAGAAATTGTTGTTTTCCTTTATTACTATTTTTATATCTATTTGCATTAACAATATATTTAATATTATTTCTTGAATAAACAAATACAATTGAATAAACAGTTAATATTATTAAAAATATTATATATCCGTATATAAAAAGTAATAAAAAAATAATGCCAATAATATATTCAATACGATATAATGTGCTTAACTTTATAATTTGACTTATTATATATAAACCCATAAAAAAAAAAGATATAGTTGTAATAACCATAAATGGAAATATAAATACATATGTTAATTTGTTTACAAAATCATTATATACATATTTCCAAGAAAGTTTATTATTTACATTTATTGTATATATTAATGCTATAAAAAAATACATACTAAAAATATATAATACATATAAAGAATTCGTATTTTTTAAAATATTAATATTTTGAGACGTATCCATTAATCCTTTATTTACATTACACTTAAAAAAATTAAATATATTATAGTTTTCAAAATCATAATGAGTTATATCACAATCACTACCATTATCATATTGTTTTAATTCAAAAATATTATTATTATTATTTAATTGAATTGAAAAATTAAGTAATATTACTAATGCTAATAATAATATAAATACTTCTTTTATTATATCTGCAATAAGTATACCGTATTTATTTAAATCATTCATATTATTATATATTATTATTATAATATGAATTATGTTTTATTTTTTTTATTATTTATAATTATATTTTTTTATAAAAAACAAGGATTTACAACAAATAATCAGGAGTTTTCTAGAGCAAATTCATATGATATTTCACGATATGCATCTAATGTATATCCGTGTATTAACGCGAATAAACTAAAGCAACATTCCCCGCCATAAATCTAACAACATTATAACGTTCTTCAAATAAAGTCATATCATAAGAATATTTATAAATTTTAGTAGGGTCTGTATCAATATATCCAATAACAGTACCTTCATCATCGCATATAGAACTTACTGTTTGAGTTTCATCTATATCAGGAGTTATAGTCAATATATCCATAACTACATCTTTAAATTTACCTAAATTCATAGAACCCGACGGTTGAGTTTCATAAGGATTTGTATTTAATGAAAAACTATAACTATATAATCCATCATCTGAATTTCCTAAGCATTTGTCATATTTTTCAATATATCTATATATATCAGAACCAAATTCATTTTCACGATATTTTCCATCTAATAATATAGATACATTTATTAATATATGCTTGACATTATTTTCAGTTGGAAATTGACTTATAGAAAAATATTCTATTTCATTATTATGAGCTAAATCAATAAATGATAATTCTACATTTGGTTTGTCTTTATATTTCCAATTGGTATAGTTACTCCATTCATTTCTTTCGTATATATCACTTCTTCTTAAGAACCACAACCAGTTTGATACTAAATTATTTGTCTCTATTTTTATTCGTTTTGTACCTATTATATGTTTATAATTTGTTTCTTTTACATCTAAAAATAAATATTTTTGTTCATTGGCAGCAAATACTTTTGTTTCTTCTTCAGATAAAAATGCATAACTTGCTATTATATTAACATCACTTGCCCAATTATTTTGTACATTAACATAAGGATTACCCTCTATAGGAGGAACTTGTAAAAATCTATACATTTGATATAATTCTGAACCAAAATCAGGACGAATTCTTTGATATTTTGATGAATTAGTTACATCTAAAACTGTAAATAATTGTCTTATAGGACGTAAAGTTATATCTATAATTAATTCATTATATTGAAGACAAACTAATGGAAATGCACATTTACTTGAATTTGAAAACCAAAAAGGTAAGGGTATATATAATTTACGTCCATAGATAGAAGGTTCCGGAGGTGTATCTTTATTAATAGTTATACTATTTGGATAATAACCATTTCTATATAAACCTGGGTCATTTAATTCACTAATATTTCCAGTCATTTTATAAAATTGTTGTTTTTTGTTATATTGCTCATTTCTTTCAATTCTATTTTTTATATAGTCACCACTAAATTGTTGAAGTATTTGACCTCCAGAAGACAAAGTAACTTGTTCAATAATTAAAGAACCTAAATCTTCAATCCATTTGAATTCATATGGATTATATGAATCTCCGTTTTTGTAAAATGGACTCCAAATATTTGGTAACGTAATTACCAAATAAGTATTCAAGAGTAATTCAGCATAGCGAGGTATTTTAAATGTGAATTTAGAAGATTCATTTAACTGTAAAGTACGTTCCCCATTAAAATCAATTCGATATTTTTGTAATCCAAAATTTGTATATTTAGCATATACACTTTTGAAAAAGGTTTTTGTAGGATTTCCATTTAATATTATATTTTGATTTCCGTATGCTATAATATTTAATAAACCTCCCGGCATTACTTATAAATTAAATATATTTTTATATTACATATATGGAAACTTATATATTTCTATTATTATCAGCTTTTGTATTATTTGTCATAATATATATATACGTAACTGTAAGTTCACAAAACAATAAATGTAGTGTAATTGATAAGTTTGAATATGAAAAATTTATAGTTCCGACAGATATATCTAATATTCCTATAAAACAATTAGTATTTAAATCAGCCTATAATTGTTGTTGTATAGGTGGAATGAAAAATGATTATGTTGATTTATGTGCTTTAAATAATTGTTATAGAGCAGGTGTAAGAGTATTAGACTTTCAAATTTTTTCATTAAATAATAATCCAGTTATTTCTGCATCTACAGTAAATCAAAATGAATATAAAGAATTGTATAATTATTTAAGTTTTTCTGAAGTTATGAATAATATAAATTATTTATTTTTAAATTCAAATATACATAAAAATAATAATCAAGTATTATTTTTAAATTTTCGTGTAAATAGTAACAATATAGAAATATATAATAAAATAGCAGGTATATTAATTGATACATTCTCAGGAGGTAGCGAAATATTAAAAAATACCCAAATTGATAAAGACCTAAATATGTTTACATTAGATGAATTAAAAAATAAGGTTGTTATTATGGTAGATTTAAATGCTTCTCCTAAAATGAAAAACTCTTTTATAAAAACCGAATTAAGTAAAATTGCATTAGTTAATTTTGGAATTGGAAGTAAATATCATTCTTTATATGCAAATGAAGCATCATTACAATCTGGTGTAGAATTATCTGCGATTTATCCTAATAAAACCGCATATTCTAATAATTATGATTATAATGATAAAGGAGTCAGTAATTCATTTAATTTTATATTCATGAATTTTCAAAAAAAAGATTATTACTTAAGTAATTATTTAATGTATTTTACAAATTCATCTTCATTTCAATCTCAATATATTCCGATACTATAATAGTATTTTATATACTAATATATATATATGTCTTATTTTTCAATATTAGAAAAGGCAATTGAAACAAATGAAAAAATACAAAAAAAGAATAAAAAAAGAATTATACAAAATGAAATAATAGAAATACTAGAAAATTTTATTAAAAATAATGGATTAGTTTGTTATGGAGGAATTGCCATTAATTCTATTTTACCTAAATCTAAAAAATTTTATGATGAAAGATTGGATATACCTGATTATGACTGTTTCTCTCCTAATGCTTTAAATCACGCAAAAGAATTAGCATTAATTTATGCGAAAAAAGGATATCAAAATGTTGAAGCAAAAAGTGCTGTATTTTATGGAACTTATAAAGTATTTGTAAATTTTATACCTATTGCTGATATTACAAATTTGGAAGTTGATGTATTTAATTTAATTCAAAATAAATCTGTAATTATAAAAAATATTTTATATTCTCCACCTAGTTATTTAAGAATGAGTTTATATCAAGAATTATCAAGACCTTATGGAGATGTAAGTCGTTGGTATAAGATATATAAGAGGCTTACCTTACTAAATGAGACACATCCATTTCAATATGACGTTGATTTAACCCAAAATAATATTATATCCAATAATGAAAATATAAATATATATAAAAAACTAATTAAACTATGTATAAAGAATAAATATGTATTATTTGGGGATTTTGGATTATATTTTTATAAAGATTTTTTTCCTATTAAACATAGAAATATAATTGAACAAAAAAAAATGAAACAAATATATATATTAAGTGATAATTATCAAGAAGTTATAGAATCTATAAGTAATCTTAATATACAATTTAATCTAATTTCACATACAAAAGACTATAAATTTATAAATTCATTTTATGAAATAGAAATAAACGGACAATCTTTATTGTATATTTTTACTACTAATTCGTGTCAATCTTATAATAAAATTAAATTTGAAAAACATTATTATAATGTAGCAAGTATAGATACTATTTTAAGTATTTATTATGCAATTGAATATTTAAATGAAAGTAGCATTAATATAGTAAATATATTATCTTATTGTTATTTATTAGAATCAATACATTCTAATAATAAAACAAATATACTGAAACGTTTTTATTTGCCTTGTATAGGTAAACAAAATACAATTGAAGATATACGTAAAGAAAGAGATGATAATTATATTAAATATAGAAAAAATAAGAATAGTGAAGAATATAAAAAATGGTTTTTTAAATATTATCCAAAAACACGTAAAAAAGGTATAAATAAATAAATTATATATATATAATGATTAACACCTTTTGTAATAAATATTTACAATATAAACATATGCGTAGATATATGGATTTTTTAGAATTTAACTTTGTACAAGTTGATTATTACAAAAAATATAGAAGGGTCAGACAAGAAAATGATTATAATATTAAACAAGATTTTTATAATATACCATGTATGGATCCATATAAAGAATATAAAATAAATAGACAATTAAATGAGTTTAAAATTAAGAATATTTTTTAAATTTAATAATATTTTAGAATTATTAAATTTATATTAAAAACATATTGAAATGTATACATTATATGGAACGACCAACCTGGCAAGAATATTTTACAAATATAGTTCAATATACATCTACGCGTTCTCCTTGTAATCGTCTAAAAGTAGGCTGTTTAATTGTAAAAAACAATAGAATTATATCTCAAGGTTATAATGGATATTTACCGGGACTTGAACATAAATCCGTTATAGTAGATAATCATGAAATAGCAACTGTTCACGCAGAACAAAATGCTTTAATGGATTGTGCTAAAAGAGGAGTTTCATGTAATAATTCAGTTGCCTATGTCACTCATTATCCTTGTTTAACATGTGCTAAATTATTATACAGTTCTGGAATTAAAAAAGTGTTTTATATTCACGATTATAATAATAGTCCTTATTTGGAAGAAATAGGATTGTTTCAAAAAGATAATGAAGGAATGTCTATAACTAAAGTTATTATATAAAGAGTTAGTGCAAAAAATAATCCATAAAATATATTACCCATTTTAGAAGTTGTACCATTTTCAGTTTTTAAACTATGTCCAAATATAACTACTAAAATATTCATAATATAATTTCGTATCATAGCTTCATTAAATAATATAAATATTAATGATGCTAAAATAATAATTTTATCAATATCTCTAATTGTAATATTTTTTTCTATTTTACGAATTTCAACATTATTATTAAAACTAACTTTTTGTCTCGGTTGTTCGTATACTTCCCTATCCATTCTAGATTGAGAATGGATAACATTTTCAGGTAAATCTGTATTTTGAGGAATATGGTCTATAGGTAAGTCAGCAATATTGGTTGTATGTGTCTCCATTTAAAATATATATTATTTTACTTTCCTATTTTTTACTTAATATCATTTTATGCGTTCCAATCATATTGAGTTACTTTTTTATTAGTAATTTGTTTTGTATTGACTTCATCTTCTGCGTTCCAATCATCTGGAGTTACTTCTTTATTAGTCATTGGTTTTGTATTGTCTTCATCTTCTGCGTTCCAATCATCTGGAGTTACTTCTTTATTAGTGATTGGTTTTGCATTGACTTCATCTTCTGCGTTCCAATCATCTGGAATTTTTTTTTGTTCTAATACAACTGTATTCATAGAAGGTTGTTCAGCTGCTCTTAAATCTACATGTTCTTTTGTTAAGTTTTGTTCCATCCACTTCATTATATCTAAACGATTTTCTAATAATATAATAGTTAAATCTTTTAATGTAATTTTTTTTATAGAATTACGATGTATAGTTGGACCATTATAAGATTTGTTTTTAAATTCGTGTAAATATTTATCTTTAAAAACAGCATCATTAATATGTTTTTTCCAAATATCTTTATTTGATTTTTTATGTTCGTAAGAATCGTGTTTCAACATATATACAATATTTTTCATATCATCTTGATTACCTAAACTATTAAACATTTGTGAAGCATTCCAATAAGTTAATTTAGACCAAGTTGTTGAATTAAAATTTAATGGTTTATTTGTTTTTTCATCATTTACTATGTCACTTAATTTACTTTCATATAATAATTGTATTACTTTTTCTAATTGTTCTTTTGGCAAATAATCTTTAAAATAATCTGGTGGACCTCTTCCTAATTTATTAGTCATTTTTTTAGATATATTTACTTTACGAGTGTTTGCTTTATTTTTTTTCATTTTACGTGTTTTCATTTTACGAGTGTTTACTTTATTTTTTGTTTTAGGACATTTGCAACATTTTATATATCTTATAGTTGTTTTTCGACTTTTACTATGTTTCATTATATTATAATAATATTATTTCTTTTTTTTTATCACAAGTTTCTATTTTATCAGTTGCTTTGTAACATTTACCTCCGTGTTTTATTATATTATTTTCATTAAGGTCTGCTGCCTTAAATACTAAACAACTTCTATTATCACAACTCATTTTAAATAAACTTGCTAATCCTAAACCTAATATTATAGATAATAACTTCATTCCTATTTTTGATTTGAAAAATTTTAGAATATTAAACATATATATAATCAAATATTATCTTTGAATATGTATTTCTTTGTAATTATTTGGACATTTTATTTCATTTAACTCATATGAAAAACACTCTTCCGATTTATCTTTATATTGATATTTATCTATATTTTTTGGAGTTGGGTATATAACAATAACCTTTTTATATTCTTCTGATATATATATATAAAACAATCCAACTGATAAACTAATTAAAAATAATTTAATATCAATATATTTAAATATCATATAGTATACTATTATATTTTAGTATTTAGATAATAATAATCTATACTATCATATTTTTTTTCTAAAATAGAAAGACCTTTTGTAGATACAATATAATTATAATGTTCATTATATATACTTATATAAGTTTTATAATCTTCAATCTTTTCAGTAATACTTTGTTCAGGATTTTTCTCTAAATTTAACTTATATTTATTTTCAGTTTCTATTAAACGATTTTTATATTCTTCTAATTTTTTATTATATTCTTCAGACAATCCACCTAATCTTTTTTTTATATCATTTTTCTTATCTTCTAATATAGATAATTCTTTTGTAACATCTTCATCTACATCAGAGAATTTTAAAGCAAATAAACCTTTTAATAAAATTTCTTTATTCAGATTGATTAAATCTTCACTCATTATAAGAATTATATATTTTAATTTATTGGAATATTCGTAAGTGGTTGAGATTTCATATTTTGATATTTTCTTAAGTTTGATAAAATATAATTTTTTTTTTTATTTTCTTTTATTTGTTGAGAAATAATATCTTGTTTTCCTTTATATTTTAAATTCAATGTTATTCCAATTATACTTATTAATAATACAAATAAGAATAAATTAAATAATATATTTTTGTTATATTCATTATTTTTCTTTATCATAGTTAATTGATTATTTAAAACATATTTTATGGTCGGTTCTACTAACGAGGGATTCATAATATAAGGTATAAGATTATAAAATTTTATAATGTTATACTATAATGAATATTGCTATTATATCTATTAATATATATATTGTATTTAGTATACTTTTTTTTATTATAAAATACTTTAAATTTGATAAAGATAATATGAATAAACCTAATACAAATTGGTTAATTTATTATTTTATTATTTCATTTTTTATATTAATAATTCAAAATAGTTATTATAGTTCATTGAATGATGGAGAAACTAAATGTGTAATACAACCTTTAACATTATTTATATATACTGTATTACCATTATGTTTAATAATGGGACCAATTATTATATTATTAATTAAAATGAATTGGAATAGAATATTTGCAAATACATTTGGATTAATTTTAGCTTCTAAAATTATATTAACATCCGATAATTCAAAGGCACTTTATTTTTATAATGACCCTAATATATTATTACAAGAATTAGATATTGAAACATTATTTGACCGTGCTACATTGACCAACAAATTGACATCTTTAATTGGTGAATCAGTAAATATAACTGAAGAACAACATAAGAATATTATAAGTCAATATTACATAAAAGAAAATGTAGGTTATTTCATATGGTTAGTATTTACTGGAATTGTAACGTCCCTAGTATCTGCAAATTCTATATTACTACAAGATTGTATTATTGAATAAATATATTATTATATTTTAAATGAAGTATATAAATTATTATAAAATATGAAAATATAGCTAATAAAATACTACATAACCATAATGGTATAATAGTAGTATTATTATATCCAACACCAAATTGTCGCAATACTCCATTTTCATTATCAAAAATAAAATTTGGTTTAAAATATGTAAGAATCATATATAATATCAAGTACAATACTACAATAAGTGTAAAAGAATCTTTTAAATCCATTATATTCTATAATTATAAAATTATTCTTCTTCATCCATATATTCCTCATATTCGGTATTTTCTTCAATCGTATCAAAATTATCTATATTTTCTTCATCTTCATTTTTTTTTGTAGTAGTATCGTCTTTTGCATTATATTTATATATTGATTTACTTAGACCTAAACTCCAATCTCCCAATTTGCTTTGTTTTAATAATACTTCTACATTACGGCTATCTTCACTTAATTCCTTTAATTTATCTGTAATTTCTTTTTTTTCTTTGTATTTTGCTTGTTCATTATTTTTCTTAATTATATCTACCTTTATAACCAATGTTTTTGTTAAAGTATCAATAAGTTTTTCATAAGTGCTTCTTTGTTCTAAACTACTATTTTTGTATATAGAACATAAATAATATTTATAAATTATAATTTTATCTTTCAAATTGAAATCTTTCAAATTGAAATCTAAAAATAATTTCATATTTGTTATTATATATTCTTCTATATCCACTTCTTTATTTGTAAATTTATATGTATTTTTAATTATATTTAATAATTTTTCGTAGTCTGATTTTTTTAATATTTTAATTAAATTATTTCTTACATTAGGTTCAGTATAAGTAGTTTTATCTTTTATCATAGATGTTATTATTATTTCATTTAATAAATTAAATAATATATCATGTACCATTTTATTATGTTCATCTTTACTTTTTATTATTTTCAATCTTTTTTTAGATATATGTTGTAATTTAGTAAATAACTTATTTAATTTTAGTTCAGTGTGAACACTTAAGTATTCATCTATTATTGTTTGGTATTTTTTAATATCTATACCCGATAAAGAACTCTTTATAATTTTTTTATCTTTTTTTTTTATTTCATTTAATTTTTTATTTTCGTGTAATTTATTAGAAACTTCTTTTAATAATTCATCACTTATTTCAATATATTTTACTTTCAATTCATCTTCATCTATCAAATCATTATAATTCGGATTTAAAATACGATCTATTTTTTTTAAGCTATATGTAGGTTTAGATAGATTAAATTTATTACTATTTTTTGTAATCTCGTTATAATAATATAAATTAGCTACTTTATATTTTATATTTTGTTTATATTTTATATGTTCTTTATATTTTATACCTTCTTCATATTTACGTATTAGTTCATTTAAATTTTTATCTTTTTCATAATTATTAATTATTTTATATGAACCATTTATTAATATTACTTGGGGTTCTATTTTATTTATGATTTCATTCATAATTTGTTGAAAATAAAAATTAGCATAATATTCATTATGAACTTTAGTTATATTCATTTGATTTAATCTTGGTAAAAATAATGGCCAGTTATTAAATACTTTAATTTCCGGTTTAGATATTATTTTTTTAGGTAAAGATAATTTATGACTAAATTTAGAACTTACTTTCAAACAATTATTAATAAGTTTTATAAATATAGATTTATCTACAGTTTTTTTATTACTGGTTAATGATTTATATACACAAATCATATATTCTATTCCAGATGTTTCATTTTCATCTTTAGATAAAGGATAACCACTAAAAGATGTTTTACACGAATAAAATGATTTTTTTATTTTACTTGTATCAACATCGCATTGAATAAAAATAAAAATAACCACATATATTAACAATGAATTTTTGGACAATTGCTTACTAATTTTTGTATATTCTGCATAAATGGGTTTAATATATTCAACTGAAACTCCAATTGAGTTCAAAATTGTTTCAATATTTTTTTCAATCTCAGAATAAGTATTGTTAGATTCTTCTATTATTTCACGAGAAACCATCTTAAAACCATCACTTGTAAACCCTTCTTCTTCATTAAAATTTATTTTTTTTATAGTATATCCGGTATATTTATCTATAATATATTCATCTTGGATTGTTCCTTGAGTATCGCATATTTGTTTAATCGTTTCATTATAATTATTGGAATAGGCTAAAGTTCTTAAAAATGTTGGAACTAATTTATTACCACTTTCTATACAATAAAGCCAATAAGGGTCTTTACCTTCGATTGTATATAATTCACAAAATATTTTAATATTTTTTTTCTTATCTTCATTATTATCTATTTCAAGAATTTTATCAAATGTATATTGATAAGGAGAATGTTTAAATCCATTCGAATGATATAATTGACTATATACTCTCTTTATTTGATTATATTTATTAAATACTGATTTATTAAATAAACTTATATATTTAGATTTTAATATATAATAATCTCTATCCGCATATTGTTGTTTTAATATTAATTCTTTAGATGATTCATCTTTTACTATTTCATTTATTCTTTTATTCACATAACTATTATATTCTTTGGAACCTTTGACAAAATCTTCTTCAACATTAAGTGTCCAGTTTTCATTATCATATACAAATGTTTGATTTGTATCTATAACATAAGCTAACATTCCATTTGTAATAATATTTTGTTTTGCCCATTCATTTATAAATCTCTTATATTTATCTAATCTTGATTTATTATCATAAGTAAGTACATATTTTTTTAATTCTATTTCAAAATCATCAAATGATTTAAATATACTTTTATCTATTTTATTCCATAATTGTATACTTGATTTTATATATTTGTCTCTTACATTTTTTATAGATTCATTATTTGATGTTACATCTTTAAATATTGGTTTTATATCAATGTTTAATTCATTTATAGAATTATATATTTTATCGTAAGATAATGTAATATCTTTATTCATTCCCATTTTAAATTCATCTATAATGTCCTTTATATTATCTGATTTCATATTTAATTTATTCATTAAATTAGATTTGATTATATCAAATAAAATTAAAGTATGATTTTCATATAATGACATTTGAAATAATTCACTTGATGAATAAAAATTCTCTTTATAAAAGTTACTTTCAGTTGATGAATTTGATATTGATTCCTTTAAATTATCACTTATAATCGAATTTAATAGAAACGAATTTGTAGAATAAGTATTAGATACCATCATTTGTATGCGTGTAAATTTTTTATAATTTTTTATATTATTTTGCACTAATCTATTTATATATTCAAAATCTTTTTTAGATAATTCATAAATATCAAATATTGATATTTCTTTAATATAATCATAAGTATTATAACATTTTATATTCAAACATTTTAAAAGATATCTTATACTTGGAAGTATTCTATTTAAAAATGTATAGAATTCTTTTCTTACTTCAACTTCACCATTATTTGTTTGAATTTTATTATTTTTTTTTATAATTTGATTGTTTTCTGTAAATATACATGGGTCATTATTTATATTTCCTATTACATATTTGTCTTTTACATAGTTAGGAATATTTATTTTATTAATAAGCTGATTCATTTTAGATTGTTTCATATAGTTTTTTAAATTAGGTATACTTGGTATAACAATACCATCTATTATAAATTCATTATTTATTTTTATAGAATATAATTTTGAATTGTATTTATTTATATCTAATTCACCATCATTTATATCTTCTAATAATACATTTGTATAATTTGTTTTATTATATGTACTTTTAGTTTTAGAATGTTCTATATATAAATTATCGATATTTGCATCATTGATTTGCATTATTTTAGAATAACTATCTAGTGTATTATTATTTGAATCTAATCTAAACTGTTCTACTTCATCAAAAAATAATGGATTAAAGTTCATAATATTTTTAAATACTTTTTCTATAAATTTTTCACTCATATCATTAGGTATGAAACTTTCATCATAATACTTAAATATTTTAATATTGTCACTATAAAAATCAAATATAGAATCACCATTTATAATTTTATTATAAATAGGTTTATCAGTTAATTGTTTATATAAATAATTATTCTCATATGTATAATATTTTTTGTTTAATTCAATATAGTGTAGAATAATTTTGTCTCTAATTTTTGCTTGTTTCTTATTATCTAAATCCATATTTTTATTAATATCTTCTAATAATTGATTTACTTGTTGTTCTATTGAATAATAATATGTATTATCTTCATATGAATTAGAAGATTCTTTAACATATTCGCTATTTAATTCATTTAATTGTATATCTTTTTCTTTTTCTATATCTATTTTTATTTTTTTTATATTTAATAATGTTGGCATTAGTCCTTTATAATTAAAATCAAAAACTTCAATAGGTTTGTCTTGTTCTTTAAAAAATTGTATATGTATTAAATCTTTCTTTTTTTTTACAATTTTACCTTCACGTTCTTTATCATTGTAAGTTAATAAAACATTATTATTTAAATTTAAATTATTTAATTCACAAACACCTCTTAATTTAGGTTTATATACAATCGTATAATTTTCTTTATCATCTACAATTTTAGTGGTTGGTTCGTAACTAGGTATTAAAGTAATATTATTATCAGATACATTATGAATAAAAAATAAGTTACTATAATCCTTTTTTTTTATTACTATAAAACCATATTCCATTATATATTATAATTTATTTATTTTTATGAATCTAATTTAATATGTCCAAAATCAATTTGTATTTGTTTAAATATATTTAATAATAGTTTTTTTAAATTATGGTCTGAATCATTATTATATTCTATATAAACTATTTGAACTAAACTATGTTTATCATGAGGATGTTCCTTTTTAAAGGAAACAAACTTAAATAGGCCTTGAAAATTATTATATATATATTTTTCAATTAGTTTACCATAAGTATAATCATCTTCTTCTAATTTTATAATATACATAATATCATTTTCTATAATCTTCTTTTTATAAATATGAAAAGGTCCTTCTACTGGAATATTAGGAACATATGTTTTAATTATAACTTCACTTAAATATTCTATGAATATATTAAAAGTATCAATAATATGCATACATGCACTTTTCACTATGTCTTTATTTTTATATACACCTACAGTTTCTATTATAAATGTATATTGATTAGATAAATATTGCCTTTGAGCATCTAGTAATTTAAAATCTATATGCTTTTCTTCTGGAATATTTTTCAATATTTTTTCATTTTTTTCATCATCTTCTTTATTGAAGAATAAACATTTAGATACCATATTCCAACATGCATCTTCTTTCGCATTTCCGATTGATAAAGTTATAGTTGCTTTAAATTCTTCACAAGGTTCTGTTTCACTAATTTTTGGATATAAATAACATATAGGAATAGGAGGGTCTAAAAATATATTTTTTGTAGTTTTTCCTTCTTTATAATTTACAACTTTTCCTTCTTTATTATATAATTTAATATGTTTAGTAGTTAATGTCATTTTTTCATTTGTTTCATTTTTTAAATGAATCTTTAATTTATAGTCTTTGATTATTTTTTGAAAACTATTTGTATTTGAAATTAATATTGGTATACAAGATAAACGATGTTTTAAATATTCGTTATTATATTTAGTTGTATTTGTTTCAATATTAATTAAATTCGCATCATGTGGGAAACCACGAATGACAAGTGATGGTATTTTAGTCAAAATAATTCGTCTTAATCCATTTACAACAGATAAATCAACATTTTTTAAATCAAATTCAAGTCGCTCCTCTGTTTCTGTAATAGAATCAACAATTATAGTGCTCATTAGTATATATATATATATAATCTTAAATCAATTTTTATGTAAAAAATACATATTTTAAAAATATATAATAATAAAATGAGTAAACATGAATTATATTATAGCAAATATTGTAAATATTCCGGAATTGTTTTAGAAGAAATGAATAAATGTGGATTACAAAATGATTATAATTATATATGCATTGATAGTAGAATATTAAAGGATAATGTATTTTATATAAACTTATTAGATGGAACTCAAAAAGTATTGCCTCCAATGATAAATCGTGTACCGATATTATTATTAAAACCTAATTATGAAATATTAAGTGGTAATCAAATATTAGATTATATAAAACCTCAGACAAAACATATAGAACAAGAAAAAACAATGCTAGTAAATGAACCTGCTGAATATTCATTATCAAATATGTTAAGTGGTGTTATAAGTGATTCATATAGTTTTTTAGATATGTCTCCTGATGAACTTTCTGCTAAAGGAGATGGAGGAACAAGACAATTATATAACTATTCGTCTTTAAATGAATTTGGCGACTCTATTCAAACACCTAGTTTAGAAGATAAAAAACCTAAACTAGATTATTCGATTGAACAATTAGAACAAAAACGTAAAGAAGAAATCCATTTAAAGTAATTACTATATGAATGAATAATGTCTAAAGAAAATTTTCAAAAATTTAATAAATTATATTTTGACTTTTTATCTTTCTTAAAAGAATATTCAAACGGAGACAAATTATTTAATAGTTTTTATCAAAAAAATTATGTTATCAAAAATACAAATATAAAATTATTTATTAAAGGTTGGTATGATAATATTACACTTAAATATTATAAAACAATTATGGATGAAAATATAAATTTTTTTTTAAATAAAGATTATAATAATGATATTAATAATCTTGAAAATTCAAATGATATTATAAAGTATATTAATTATTTTAAAGAAAATTATAATAAATTTGAAAAAAAAGTAATGGATGAATTTATTAACTATATTAAAGAATTAACTAAATTGAGTTATATGTATTTTAATGCGAAAGATATATAAACATTTTATGTATCATAGTATAATGGACGGATTTTTAACTATATTTAACGACTTAAAAAATGATTTAATAATTACATTTCCTGAATTAACAACTAAATTAAATGATTTATCTGATGTAGAAGTATACCAACATTGTTTAACAACATATCCATCTTATTTTTTTGATATTTTATATGAGAAAGATACTTTATTTGATGAAGAAATATTTTTATTACCTAATATAGATTTTTCATTGTTAATGAAAGATGAAAAAATTTCAGATAAATCACGTTCTACTTTATGGAAATATTTACAACTTATATTATTTTATACTATTGAAAAAACAAATCCTTTAGAAGAAAATGATAATGTTCATAAAAAAATGGAACAAACTATGGAAGATATGAAAGAAATGTTTCAACATAGTGATATATCAAATACTTTTCAAAATATGTTTAAAGATTTATCTAATGATGATTTTTTTAATGCAGAAGAAGTTAAAAATAATTTAGATAATATGATGAATGGAAAAATTGGTGCTATTGCTAAAGAAATTGCGAGTGAAACTGCTAAGGAATTTGAAAGCGATAATCCAGAAGATTTTATGAAGAATCTAATGAAAGACCCGAGTAAAATTATGAATTTAGTACAAAATATTGGTTCAAAATTAGAAGATAAACTTAAATCACACGATTTAAAAGACGATGATATGATGAAAGAAGCATCTGATATTATGAAACAAATGAATGATATGCCAGGTTTGAAAGATATGATGAGTAAAATGGGAATGAATGGTAAAATGGATATGAAAGGAATGATGAATAAAATGGAACAAAATAAAAAACAAAATGAAACTAAAGAAAGAATGAGGAAAAAAATGGAAAAAAATATGGAAGAGAAGGCAATGCAAGAAGCAATGAAAAAATTAATGGAAGGTAATGTATTACAACAAAATGATGATGGTGACTATGTCTTTAAAAAAGAAGGCGAAACACCAAAAAAATCAAAACGAAAAAAGAATAATAGAGACAAAAAAGAATAATAAATATATATAAGAATGTCTTTTTGGATAGATGACCCAACTATTTTATTAAATTCTAAATATATATTCAATATAATACCAAATGAAAATCAAACTATAAATAATAATTTAAATGCTTTATCTAGATTTATAATATTAATTACATTTTTTGGATATATTACATTAAAGCATTATATGATTTTGATATTAGGATTTATTATTTTAGGTATAATTGTAATATTTTATTCCTATAAGGAAGGATATGTTAATCATGGGTATCAAGATTATAAACATACTAAAATAACAGATTATTTATCAAATATAAATCCTTTAGGTAATACATTAATGAGTGATTATAAATATAATCCTACTAAAAAAGAAAGTATAGAAAAAATGCCTTTAAGTGCTGATAAAAGTTATGGTAAAACTCCTTCATATGAAACTCAATATAATTCAACTGTAGAAGACAATATAAATAATAAAACAAAAGAGTTTATATACGAAAATAATAAAAATAATAATAAAATTAAAGAATTATTTAAGGACGAAGGAGACAATATGGCATTTGAACATCAAATGCGTCAATTTCATACAACACCTAATACTACTATACCAAACGATCAATCAAGTTTTTTGACGTATTGTTATGGTATATTACCTAGTAATAAATCTGTTATTTCGCATTAAAAAAATATTATACTATATAAATTATGTCTCAAACATTTAATTTTGAATTTAACAAATTATCTAGAATAGGACAAGATGAAAGCACTTATACGCAAGGAAATATTATGAATACAAGTATAGCAAATTATACCACATATAATCCTTATTCGAAACAATGTTTAGGTGGTTTAGATTTTGCTGTAAAACAACCAAATGTATTTGTAAATAAATCTACTTATCAATTAGGACCACTTGGATGTAATGTAAAAGATGATAGTATTTTAAAAAAAAGCGTATTAACTAATCCAAATGTAAAGTTAACTTTACATGAACGTCCTTATAAAACTGTACCTTTTTTAGGAAAAGGTAATGTAGATGTATATGAAGAAAATAAATTAAGATTAGGCGATACATTTAAGGAAAAAAAAAGTGTATCTCAATTTAATGAACAATGTTTTAATGATATAGACAATTATCCTTTAAATAATGAATTAAAAAAAAAAATAAACCAATCTAAAATAGAATATGATGTAGACCCTTTATGGATGCGTGGAGGAACTGATACACGTATATTATATCAAAATGTTGATTACTGTAAAAAATAATAATTTTATATAATAATGACTTCTACCCGTAATAAAAATCAATTATCTGATTATAGTGTAAAAAAAAGAGAAAGTATAATGATTCAAAATTATATGAGTAATTCTAATTATGCTGTAAATAACAAAACAACCTTAATGGAATTAGGTTCTAATCCTAAATTTACCGGAACACAATTATCAAATAATTATGTTGATATTGAAAGTATGTTAAGAGGTATACATTCTACTAATTTAGAAGGTGAATCATTTAAGGTAAATCCTAAACCAATATATTTAGAGAATAAATCATGGTTTGAAAAACCTAAAGTAGCTATGCCTGAAGATTTTATTCATTCATTTATTCAAAGACCAAACTATTTAAATTAGATTATTATATTTTATATTTAAATATAATAATGGCATTTACAAGATTCTCTAGTGATATAGCTTTGCAACAAAAAAAATTAGAAGAATCAACATATACAGGTATTTATCACTTAAATACGCCAGGTAATGGTATTCATAATCCATATATAAATGACATTCATATTAGATTACAAAAATGGGGAGCAAATTTACATACAAATTCAACTGATATCGAAAGTCAATTAAGAACAATGAATATACCTCTAGGAAGAGATACAATTTCTTATAAAAATGTTGAACCTTATCATAATAAAAATAGTTATAAAGATAAAAGTTTTTTAGTAGACGAAACACGTTCTACAATGCCTGCGTGGAAAATACGTGAAAAAAAACAATTTCGTTATGATTATTTACCTATAAATCCGCAAGAAAATATTTTTATTCCTTTTCATAATAATTTAAATACTCGTATATTAGAAAAAGATTATTATACAAAAAATAAAAAATAATCTATATTATAATGACAGAAGTAGTTATTGCAACAGTATTATTAGGAAGCGCTTATTTATTATCTAATCAAAAAAATAAAGAAAATTTTGAGGAACAAATTGAAAAACCGACTGTAACAAATAATATACAAAATCGAATTGAAACAACGTCATTAAATCCTAAAATAGAAAACGTAAATACACCTATAGATAAGTATTTTAACAAAGATGTAATAGATGGAAATTTCAATCATAATAATATGACACCATTTTATAAAAATAATTCATATGGTAATAGTAATTATGTAAATGATAATAGATTAGATACTTATACTGGATCTGGCAGTAATCATATTGTGAAACAAGAAACCGCAACATTATTTAAACCTCAAGATAATTTACAAAATGTATATGGTAATCAAAATCAAAATGATTTTTTACAATCTCGTGTAAATGAATCAAGTAGACACGCAAACTCTAAACCTTGGGAAGAAATAAGAGAAGGACCAGGTGATTTAGGGTTTAATTCGTCGATGCAATATCGGGATCAAACCCAACCTAAAACAGTAGACCAACTTAGAACAGCAAATAATCCTAAATCAGTATATAATTTAAATTATAAAGCACCAGCATATAAGCCTAATCAATCCGCACAATTAGGTAAAATGATAAAAAAAACACCAGATACTTATTATGTAAATGAAGGAAGTGGTGGTATGGGACCAGCCCGTGGTATAGAACAACCTACTCAAAAGCCTTTACAAATGTTAACAAGTGAAAATAGAGATGATACAAGTGTTTTATATTATGGTGTTCGTGGTACAAATTCGAATACTTCCTATACAAAAGGTCAAACTGAAGAAAGTAAAAAAATACAATTGCCTGCTAATCCATTTACAAATTTATCTTCACAAGGTATATTTCAAGTATCTGATCATGGAAAAGAAAGTTTTAAATTATTAGATAATAATCGTACAACAAAACAAGACTATTTTGGTAATGTAAAAGGGCAAATTATGTCAAATATTATTTCTCCTATAACAAATCAATTAAAATATACTAAAAAATCTAATTTAGTCGAACATCCTAACCCAGTAGGATTTATGGCTACAAATAATACTAAACCAATAGTATATAATCCATATGAGAAGATGCCTACCACAAATCGCGAAATGACAAGTGAAAGTAAATCTCATTTAAATTTTCAAGGGCAATCCAGTAATATATATATAAATTCTAATCCTTATATTTCTAATACTCAGAGACAAACAACATCACATTCTATTATGGGTAATGCAAGTGGAGTATCTCAATATAAATCATATGATGCTGAATACAATCAAAGAAATATACAAAAACCATATGAAAATAGAATTGCAACAGGAAATATGAGTTTATATAATGGTAACATAAATGCTTCTATAAATGGGCATGAACAATGCAATACAAGAACAAATGCTTTATATGCTCCTTCAAATGATACACCTAATACAAATATATTAGGTGAATTTACTAAACAAACACAAAAATATGAATTACCTAATATTGATGATAGTTTATTGAAAGCATTTAAAGAAAATCCTTACACTCATTCGCTTTCTAGTGTAGTTTAAAATATTTAATAAAGTTACTATTTAAATTCTTATTAAAATAATATAATAATATAAATATTAACTTATGAATGGACATATTTAATAAATTTAAAGATAACGTTCCTCATATTTTATTTTATGGAAATGTAAAAGAAGATATTGTAAAAGAAATCGAAAAATATTATCCACCGGATTGTTGTTATAAATATATTATGAAATTATATTGTGGAACATCTAAAGGAATAAAAAATATAAGAGATGATATCAAATTATTTTCTAAACAACAATTGTCTCCTACTATTTTATTTAAAAGTATTATATTATATGATGCTGAATATTTAACAGTCGATGCTCAATATTCTTTAAGAAGAAGTATCGAAATTTATAGTCATTCTACAAGATTTTTTATTTTAACAAAACAAAAAGATAAATTATTACAACCAATTCGGTCACGTTTTATTCAAATATATATTCAAGAAGATAATATACAAAATAAAGAAACATTTCCTTATGTTATTATAAAAAAAATAATGACAAAAGAGACATCTATAGATAATATTGTAGAAGAATTATATTCAAACGGTATTTATGGTGATAAAATTGTTTTATGGTTAAAAAATAAAATAAAAAACTACGATGAACTAAGATTTAATTTTAAATCTATGAGTAAACAATTAAAAAATGAAAGACTATGTTTATTTTATTTAGTATGTATATTTCGTAATAATAAAGAAATATAAATATTGTTCTTTTTTATGGACGACTTTACTTCTAATATATTAAATGATTCTAAAAATGAATGGTCTATTCTATTAATTAATTTAATTACAAGTCATATTATTGATGGTTTCCGTTCAATATTTAATGAAGCATTGCAATTATGTCAAAATAATGACGAACCTGATAAATATTTAATGACTTATCAAAATTTATTGTCTCGAATTCCAAATTGGAACCAATCCATTATTTCTTCCGAGAAACAACGTATTATTATTAAATCTAAATGTTCCTATTTAGAAGATTTGGTAACTTGTGTACATATTATTCAATTAAAATTATTAAGTTGTGTAAGAGTTGGAAGTGATAATAAAAAAATTAATATATCTATTCCTGATTTTACATTATTTTTACATAAAATTTATATTAATATTGCTCGTAAATTATATTCAAATATTTATTTATTTGAGTTAGATATTCCGCCATTAGAACAACAACGCCGAAATCGTGAATTTGAATTATTAGTTCAAACTAGTATTATGAATACAATAAGAGACAACCTTCCAGTAGAACAATTATTGCGTCAATATATTGATGAAACACAAGAAGTAGATGTTCATAAAGTTGAAACAATTGTTGAAAACAGACCTATCAATCAAAAAAATCAATATAAAATGAATACAAATGATTTTGAATTAAATGACCAAGAACCTAAAATAAATATTAAAATGAATACTTTACAAGAAGAAACAATTGAATTACCTAAAAGCAATATTATACCTGAAACAGAAAAATCAAATACAATACGGTTTCATCCAGATGTAAATAATATAAAAAATGACAATAAAATACAATTTGGCAATGAAATTTATGAAGATGAAATAAAGTATGAATCAAAAGATGAAATAAATGATGAATTAAAGGATGAATTAAATGATGAAATAAAAATTGGCGATGAAATAAATATTGACCTAAATGTTGATAATTTAGAATCTGATAATTTAGATTTAGATATAGAAGAAATACTATAAATAGTATAATTTCGTAAAAGAATAATAATTAAAAACTATTATTCTTTTAATGGTGCCATATGAATATATTTATATATCTCTAATTGTTTCTGTATTATTTTTTATTTTAAAACAATTTTTATATCGTTCGAAACCAATAAAAGAACAAAATAAATTATTCTTTAAAGAATCATTTTACTTATTTTTTATTATATTAGGAGTTTTAACTCTAAAAGACTATTATTTAAAAATCCAAGAACAAAAAACTGTAATATTTACAGATGAACCTTCATTTTAATTAATTCATCAATATCTACAAAATTGTTTAATGATTCTTGTTTATAATCATTAAATGCTTTATGAGTAAACTGTTTCTCAGGAATATGTGCATTTACATTTTTAGCAATCATTTTATATAATTTAAAATCAGGGTATCTTTCGTCGCCATTTTTTTTATATAAAACATTATTACTATTATCATCATATACCCATCCAATAATCATATCATATATAGGAATCTTTCTAAATGTATCAATATCTTTTAAGTCATCTATTATAAAATCAAACATTGAGCACGCTAAACGGCATAAATCAAAACTATAATTAGGCTCAATGATAGGTTTATTCTTATTATAAAATGGTTCACAATTATATTGGCCGTGTGCAGTTCCATTTGGCGAAAAACTGTCACTACATAAACGAATATCTTTATAATTATAAATGGACCTTCCAAAATCAATTAATTTATATAATTTACCATAAGTAGGGACTTTATAAAATTGTCCCATTATTTTATAATATAAAAATTCTTCATTTGTCTCAATATACATAATATTATTAGTATGTAAATCATTATGTGTAAAATTATATACATTTTGATAAACATATAACATAAGAACTGTTTGAAATATAGAACTTGTCAATTGTTCTATATTTATATCATCTGATTCAAATAAACTATCTAATGTATCTACACATTTTTCTATCATTATATTTTGAGTTGGAATTTTATTAATTACTAATATAAGTTTATCCATAATACTTTCATCGCTATAATTTGATTGAGTATCTGTTGAATTAGAATCAGATTCTTCATTTGTTCCTTCTGTTTCACTTAAACTTTCAGAATCATTATCATCTTCTTCATCGGAGGAAGTTTGATTATCTGATGATTTTTCATGAATTAGATCCATAGACATATCAATCAAGTGTAGTGTATTTTCGATTAATTCTGTATATTCTAATTCTTCTAATGTATCATATTGTATATTTATATTTTCATCACTTAATTCTATTGGCGGTTTCTTTAAATTTGTAAATAATGAATGAATATTTGTATCCTTAAATTGAAATAATTTATTTAAGTTGTCATTAAAATAATTAGAATCACATAAATATTCAAAATCATCTACAATATTAATTTCACATTTATCTTTTATACTAATAAAACTTTCATATACTTCTATTCCGTGTTTAAAACCATTTATATTTAATTTATTAGATAATATATAAAAAAAATTATCTACATAAGCATAATTATAAATAGAATGAATATATTCTTCATAAATATTATTAGAACTATGGTCTTTACTTGGTAAAATACATATTTCATATTTTTTATACTTTCCTATTAAATATTTTATATAATCTACTAAAGGAATTGTTTTCATAAAGCAATTATAGTCTTTTCCATCTATTGTAACAACATAATTATTATAATCTATTTGTTCTTTATATTCTTCAATTAGAGGTTTATATTCTATTTTATAATGTTCAAATATAGGATTAAAATAATTTTTTTCCATTTATCTTTATATATAATATTGTTATATATTTTAAACTAATTGCGTCTTAACACTCATAATCATTTATATTATAATAATATATGACTCTTAATTTAAAGAAATTTGATATGAAGCGTATTACATTTTTAAAAAACGAAAATAAAGGACCTGTTGTTGTATTAATTGGTAGAAGAGATACCGGAAAAAGTTATTTAGTTAGAGATTTATTATTTCATCATGTGGACATACCTATTGGTACTGTAATTTCTGGAACAGAAGCAGGAAATGGATTTTATTCATCTCATGTTCCTAAATTATTTATTCACGATGAATATAATACAGGAATTATTGAAAATATTTTAAAAAGACAAAAAGCAGTCATTAAACAAGTAAATAAACAAATAGAAACCTATAAAAAAAGTTCTATAGATGCTCGTGCATTTGTTATATTAGATGATTGTTTATATGATAATGGCTGGGCAAGAGACAAAATGATGCGTTTATTATTTATGAATGGCCGTCATTGGAAAGTTATGCTTATTATTACAATGCAATATCCATTAGGTATACCACCAACACTTAGAACAAATATTGATTATGTATTTATATTAAGAGAACCTTATATTGCAAATCGTAAAAGAATTTATGAGAATTATGCAGGAATGTTTCCGACATTTGAATCCTTTTGTCAAGTTATGGATCAATGCACCGAAAATTATGAATGTTTAGTTATTGATAATAATGTTAAATCAAATCAACTTCAAGAACAAATCTTTTGGTATCGTGCAGAAAATCATAAAGATTTTAAGTTAGGTTCTAAAGAATTTTGGGAAATGTCTAAAAATCTTGGTTCTGATGAAGAAGATGAACAATATAATCCAGGTGATTATAAATCTAAAAAAGGTCCAAAAATTAATGTTAAAAAAACAAAATGGTAAACTATAATCTTATAATATTATCAGCATAAGGTAATATTTCAGGGTCATGACTAATAATAATAATTGTTTTCCCTTTTGTCTCATTTTTTATAAGTTTAACTATTTTTTCACGAGTGTCTTTATCTAAACTAGTTAATGGTTCATCAAAAATAATTATTTGTTTATTTGGTTTTAATATTCCACGAACAACCATAATTATTTTTTGCATACCTAATGATAAATTAGAACCATTGACGCCACAATTGGAGTCTATTCCGTTATATAAAGTCTTATAGTAATCAAATAAATCATATTTTTTTAATAATTCTATTATAGTTTCTTTGGATGTATCATTACCATATTGTAAATTATACAAAACACTTTCTTCAAATAATATAGTTCGTTGATTTACATAATAGATGTTATTTCGTATATCAGATTGACACAATTCTTTACTATTTATATTATCTATATAAATATCACCTTTTGTTGGAGTATACATTTTTATAATTAATTTCATAATAGTTGTTTTTCCTGAACCAGATTTACCCATTAATACATTTATTTGATTCGCTTTAAAATCAATGTTAATATTTCGCAAAATATAATCACTTTTTTCATCATAACGATAACTTACATTACTTAGTTTTATACTTGAAAATTTATTTATATTTTTACATGTTTCTGTATCATTTATTGTTTGAATAAAATCATTAATTTTAATTAATTTTGAAAATCCAAAATATTGATATAATGTGTTATTTAAAAACTTATCTTGTATTCCTTTATATAATAAAAATATAATTAGAATTGTACTAGTATTTTTACTATCTTTATACAATAATTTATATATAATTATAAAAAATAAAATATAAGATAAACTATTTACTAAAAAAAATATAGTATCATTAATATCATAACATTTTTTCATTTTTTGTAATAAATTGTCTTCTTTTTGCATAATATGGTCTAATTCATTTTGTATTGAATTATCAAAAAGTATATTCATTAAATTTTTTATTTTGTCTCCAATATAATTATTATTATTTATTAATTGGGTATCATATCCTGAATAACATTCTAATAAATCATTATGATATATATATATTACACTTAATAATAATACAAATTGTAATATAAAAATATATCCAATTGTTTTATCAAAATATAAAAAGTATATACTTATAACAAAAAACATTATAAAACACATTATAACATCTACAAAAATATATCTTATAATAAATCGTATGGTTCCGTAACTATTTTCTATCATCCATGAAACTTGTGATTCAGGAATTTCTTTGTAATTATTTGTATATTTATAAAATATACCTTTAATTATTTCTTTTTTAGAATCACTTGAAAAACTATATAATATATCATTTTCTATATTTTCTTTTAGATATTGTAATATTGAATATAAAATAAAAAATATACCTATTACATATAATATTCCTATCTTAGATTTATTTTGAATTGATTTTAATACATTCATTCCAAATACTTCTTTTTTATTTGTAGAATTAATATATTCAGTTATAGATCTTGGTATTAATATTGAACCAATACTATATACAAAAAAACTTAATAATGTATACATTAAAAAATAAATTTTACGACTTAGTATATATGGAATTATAATATTATTAATAATATGCATTATATATAATAAATATTATATTGTGAATTATTTATTCTTAAGATTCTTCTTAGGGATCTTCTTAGGTTTCTATAATAGTATCAATTATAGTTATTAATTCTTGAATCACATTCGTCCAATCAAATTGAATATTTTGTCTAATTAAGTTCATTTTTGGATACCAATTAGTTGTTTTATTATGTGTCCATCTCCAATCACATCCACACGTTAATAATATATAACAATCAAGTCCTAATGTGCCACACATATGAGCAAGAGATGTATCAGTTGTAATAACACAATTTACTTTTTTTAATAATGTAGTGCTATGTCTGAAACTTTCATGTTGGTCTAATACTAAATGTTGAACGTTATATTCATTTAATATACATCTTTCTTCATCCGTTATATTTTGCGTAATACTTATCCATTGTATATTTGTATTTTTTAATAATGGTATATATAATTCTAAATTTATACCACGGTTATATTGTTCATGACTATTATTAGAACCACCTTTCCAATTAATAATTATAGTTGGTTTTTTTATATAAATATCAATCGGATAACTAGGTAATTCAGGAAAATATTCTATATAAATATCTTTATAATCTAAATCAAGAACATTAAATAATCTTGAAACATTTATATGATAATCAAAATAACCAATTGTTTCTCTATAATGATATGGTATAATTGTAAGTTGTTCTATATCTTTATATATATTCGAATATATCCAAAACAAACTATCATATACTAAAAATAATATTTTATTATTATTGTAAGTTTCACATAATTTGCGAATAAATCGACTATACATTATATTATCTCCAATTCCTCCTGACATATATACCAATAAAGTCTTATTTACATCACCGTTTTTAAAAAAACACATTGTCTTAGGTTCTATATTTAAATGTATCACTTTAACAGGATTCAAAAATATTATATATTTAGATGATTCATTATATTGTTGTTTATTTAATAATAACATACCATAATGAAAATAGACTTCATCTTTTATACTTTCATCATTATTAAAAAATTTCATATAATGGTGTAATTTATATTCATAAATATTTGTTTTATTCAAATAATTGCAAATTGTATTATAACGAAAATATAATGTTATTGTGAATAAGTTATTTAAATGTTTATCTTTGTATTTATTAACAAGTAATTGACAATTTTCATAAGATTTATAAGTAGTTTCTTTGTCACCTATTTTTATAGTATCTATAAGTATTTTATCATTATTATCTGGTTCATAATATAATATAATTTTATATTTTTCATCAATACATTGTATAATAGAATTTATTTCGTCTTGATTTGTTGTTTTTTTAAATTCATCATAAAATACACTATATGTATCTATAGATATATTTTTAGTATATTCTTCATATATTATTCTCCCAAGTGTCATTACTATATTGTATCAGTTGATTTTATATTATTTATATTATAAAACTTTTCTTCTATTATAAAAGAATTATATTTTTTATTTATATCACTTTTTATTTCGTATCTTTTGTCATTATATTTATGAATATTTTCTGCTATTAAAATATATTCTTCATCATATTCTTTATTTTTACTTTTCAATCTTATAGTATCTTCACATTCCCATAATTTCATATTAATATACTTTAATTTGGTATATAACTCTATAAAATAATTTTCATCTTTTTTATGTTGACATAAATGATTATATTCATTTTGTATATTTCTTTTTTTTTCTTTATCAAGACATTTTGATAATTTTATTTCTAAAATAGTTAATTTATCTATTATTTCACCATAAGAACAATTTACATTAAATAACATTATTATTCTAATTATTTATTTTCTATATTAAAATAATGTTATTTAGTATAATATGTATACATTATTTATATTTAGACGTGATTATAGAACGCAAGATAATATAGGTTTAAATTATTGTATAAGAAACTATAAAAACATTATCCCGGTGTTTATTTTTACACCTGAACAAATAAAAACAAATAAATATTTTTCAAATTCAAGTGTACAATTTCTTTGCGAGTGTTTGGAAGAATTAAGAAAGGAAATACCTTTACATATTTTTTATGGAGACAATATAAAGGTATTAAGTAAAATACATAAAACTATTAAAATATCTACTATTGTTTTCAATAAAGATTATACACCTTATGCTATAGAAAGAGATAAATCAATTGAATTATGGTCTTTAAAAAATGATATAAAATGTATTATGACAGAAGATTATTTGTTAAGTCCTATAGGAACATTTAATAAAAAGGATGGTAATCCTTATGTTGTATATACCCCTTTCAAAAATAATGTAATTAAACATTCTATACCAAAAACGGATTTAATTGAAATAAAAAATATTATACGTAAAAAAGAATTAGAAACTATAAAATATTATAAAGACGAAATAGATTTTTATAAATATAATCCACATAATATGATAAAAGGTGGTAGAACAAATGGATTAAAACAAATGAAAACTATAGTAAATTATGAAAATAGAGACAAATTATGCGTCGAAACTACTCATATGTCTGCTTATATAAAGTATGGTTGTCTCAGTATAAGAGAAGTATATCATTATTATAAAGATGAAAATATTAAAGCACAACTTATATGGCGTGAATTTTATTATTATATTAATTATTATTATCCTGAACTATTAGAAAAATCTAAATCGTTTCAAATGAAATATGATACTATAAAATGGATACAGAATATCAACCATCTTGAATTATGGAAAAAAGGAGAAACAGGTTATCCGATAGTAGATGCTTGTATGCGTCAATTAAATAAAACAGGATATATGCATAATAGAGGAAGATTAATTGTCTCTAATTTTTTAAATCGTATATTAGGACTTGACTGGAGATTAGGTGAATTATATTTTGCACAAAAATTAATTGATTACGACCCTTGTGTAAATAACGGTAATTGGCAATGGGTATCTTCAGTTGGAATTGATACAAAACCATCTAGTCAACGTATATTTAATCCATGGTTACAAAGTAAAAGATTTGATAATGATTGTATTTATATTAAAGAATGGATTCCTGAATTACAAAACATTCCATCTAATGAAATTCATCAATGGGATGTTTATTGTAATAAATATGATATTAATTATAATAAACCAATCATAGATTATAGTGTTGCAAGAGAAAGAAGTCTTAAAATGTATAAATTATATTAGAATTTTGTCATATTACATATATAACACATATATATGTATATTCACGATGAATGGGGAAAATTAAAAAAAGTTATTTTAGGTAATTCACAAAAATATTCAAACTATACAAAAAGTGATAAACAAAATAAAATAGAAAAAATTGTATTAAAAGAAATTCAGAATATACTAGAAAAACATCATATAAAAGTTATTCAACCAAAATATATAAATGATTTAGATATAGAACAATCTTTATGGGTAAGAGATTCTAGTATAGTAATAGATGACCAACTTATATTATTACCATTACAAAACAATATTGAAAAAAGAAAACTAGAATATAAAACAATTCCTTTTACTAAAAATATAATTATACCTCCAAAGAAAGAAATAAAATTAGAAGGAGGAGATATAATACAATTAAATAACATTATATTTATAGGTATTCATCAACGAACAAATATTTTTGGTTATAATTGGATAAAAGAATTATATTCAAATAAAACTATAATAAAAATCAATCATAAAGCATTACATTTAGATTGTTGTTTTTCAATTTTACCTAACAAAGTAATATTATATTCAAAAAAATATATTAATGAATTGCCAAAATTTGTCTCTACCTATTTTTATTGTATAAATATAGATTCATTTATAAAAGGTGAAACTAATTTAGCAACCAATTTCTTATTTTTAGATAATAATACAATACTTATAGATAATAGATTTAAACAAATACATAAATTATTACAATCATTTGGGTATAATATTATAATTGTAAACTTACAAAATATTTGGAAATATGGTGGAAGTATTAGATGTTTAACTCAACCATTGATAAGAGTATACAAATAATAAGAGATTATTAAAGTTAATAAATATACTTCATATTCATATATAGATGAATATATATGAATTAAATTTATTAACAAAGAAAAATATATTATTTTATCAAGAAGAAGACCCGTTATTTATTTTTTATAGATTATTAAAAGATAATGTACAAGATGCTATTATATTATATGAACTTTATAAATGGAAATATATTTATTGTACAAATCCTTATTTTTTAAATTGGATCCAATTAAATTCAATAAAGATTGAACTTACTGAAGAATCCATACAAGAATTATTGCAAAATGGAGACAAAGAAGTATTAGACTATATTGACCCCAAAGACTATTTACAATTTATTCTATTAAGTAATACACAATTCATAAAATATATATTAGAAAACTATAGTATAATTATTGAAAAATTTCATTTAATTCAACTTATTAATGAAGGAAAAAAAGATTTATATAATAAGTTTTTAATTTTATTATCTTATTTTACTTTTGATAAAGTTACTATAATAGATTGTATTTATTTTTTATGTAAATCGGATGAATTATTACTTATAAAGCATTTAATACGTTTATATCCAATTATTATAAAACAAATAAGTTATATTCAATTATTCTTTTTTAATTCAATAACTTATAATAATGTAAAATTATCAGTATATTTATTGTCGATAGAACCAAGACTATTAAATAATATAGAAACAACCCTTTTACAATTATTTATAAAGAATTGTGATAAAACCATAAAACTATTGTATAATTTGAATAAAAAATTATTTTCAAATATAAATCATAATTATATTTTTGAAAAAATTGCCTCTAATAAAAATTTACTTATAGTAGATTGGTATTTGTACCATTTCAAAAATAAATTAGATAAACATATTTATGAACTGAATATTAAAAAATTAATATTGAATGGTTATATAATAAATGATATTATAAGCGATGAATACTTTATACATGCGTGTTCTAATAATTATATAGATATTGTAAGAAAATACAATTATAATTATTCTATCATAGAAAAAGGATTCAAAATATCAGCGTTCTTAGGATACTTAGATATTGTCAACTATTTAGGTCAATTTATAGAAAAAAATGCTTTATATAAAATACTACATAATTTGATTGAAGTAGATACTATACATATTCATATTGTTAAATATATATATAAAGAAATAGAATTTTATCCACCCAAATTAATTAAATATCTTTGTAAAAATGGAGACATAGAATTTATATTAGATAAAGAATTAGATGAAGAATGTATTCATATTATATTAAAGAATGGACATTTCTCCCTATTTTATTATTTATACATGAATAATTATATTGAACCCTATAATATTTCAGACGCATTTGTGAATGCTTGTGAAACAGGTAAAGGATTATTTATAGCAAAATGGTTATATTATAATAAAAATATAAGTAAAAATACTATACATATTGCATTTTATAATTCTTCTGATATTCATACATTGAAATGGTTATATAGTATTGAATATATACCTATTACTCAAAATAACAATGCTTATTTTATTGAACGTTGTTTAAACTATGACTTAGATATAGTAGATTGGTTATGTGATATATTTCCAAATTATTCTTATTATATCATCAATGGAGTTATAGAGTATAATATTAATCTTTTTAAAGTATTCAGAATTTTAGAAAAAAAGGAATGTTCTATATGTTTTGAGATAAATAGCGACTCAATGAGTTTATGTAATCATTCTTTTTGCTATGATTGTATTAATAAGTGGTATAAAAAAAACAATTCTTGTCCAATATGTAGAGAAACCTTAGATAAAATTTATCATAATTCATAAATTTATTCTACACTTACAACTTTTGCTAAATTTCTAGGTTTATCTGGGTTGTATCCTCGGTTTATTGCTAGTTCATACGCAAGTAATTGTAGTGGAATCATATTTAAAATGCATTGATATGTTTTATTTTTAGAGACAACTATTGTATATTCTCTTTCTAATGGTTCATTTGTTATTGTTATAACTGTTGCATGTCTACTTTTTATTTCTTCGTATATATTTTCATTTTTATACCAATATTTATCTTTTGGAGAAATCAATAGTACAGGAAAATTTGTCTCAAGTAAAGCAAATGGTCCGTGTTTTAAACTACTTGATGAATATCCCTCAGCATGAATATAAGATAATTCTTTTATTTTTAAGGCACCTTCTTTTGCTGTAAATTCATCAAAATCTTTTCCTAAAATAAAACAATTATTATCAAATAAATCTACATAAGATTTAATATTTATAGTTAAAGTTTCCTCAATATCTTTGGATAGATTTGTTAAATCTTTTATTATTTTTAAATGGTTCGGTTTAATACCATTTTGTAGTTGTGAAAACCATAATGAAATCATAGATAATAAGGTTACTTGTGAAATAAATGATTTAGTTGATGCAACACCAACTTCACGACCAGCATTTAAATAACAACCACAATCTACCTCTCTTGCTATAATCGAATCTACTTTATTAATTATGCCAATTGTAATATGTCCTTCAACCATTTCAATACATTTATGTAGGTCTTTTGTTTCACCTGATTGAGAAACCATTAAGAAAGCACATCTTCCTTTAGGTATATCATATTTTGTAAATTCACCAGCATCAAATACTTGTACACTTAAAAAATTACACCATTTTTTAAAATACTTACAACCAATACACGCTGAATAATAAGATGTCCCACAACCTAATAATATAATATGTTCTATATTAGATAATTGTTCTTTATTCAATCCACCTAATACAATCGTTCCATCTTTTTTGTATCTACTTCCATGATTGGTTACATTTAATATAGTATATTTTTGTTCATGTATTTCTTTTTGGGTCCAATGATTATAAGGTTCATATGAATCTATAAATGTTTCTACTTGAATATCGCGTAAAAGATAATTATGTTTTGTTGATATATGTATCTCATTATTTATATGTTCTATTTTACATATATCATTTGAGTTTAGTTCAATGTATTTATTCATTTTACCACAAAACCCACTATACTCTGATGAAATTAGAGCAAATGTAGTTCCATTACCAATCAATAATGGGCTTCCGTGTCTTACACAATACAATGTATTTGGTTCTTTCAACGTTTGAATACATAGTCCCCATGTTCCTTCCATAGAATGTATTGTTTTTTCGATGGATTCTATAATGCTAAATTCTTTATTATAATATTCTAATAAATTAACTATTATTTCTGTGTCAGTTTGGGAATAAAAAATATAATCTCTTTCTATTAAAAATTTTTTTAATTCTTTATAATTTTCTATAATACCATTATGTACTATCATAAAGGTGCCATTATAACTTTTATGTGGATGGGCATTTTCAATAGTCTTAGGTCCGTGTGTTGCCCATCGAGTATGTCCGATTCCATTCATTGAATTTGGATATATAGTTTGTTCTAGTTTATCTATAGAATTTTCAGATACAAATTTTTTTAATACCCATTGATTTTTGTATATGAGAGACAACCCAGCAGAATCATAACCTCTATTTTGTAATTGCTTTAATCCATTTATTATATAAGGAGAAGCAATATCACCTAAACAAGCAATAATGCCACACATTATATTATTAAAAGACCTATTTTTAAGTTCATTATTAATTTAGGATAAATATTTTATATTAAATTTTAAAATTTTTATTTGAATATTTTTATGCTAATTTTGTAATTTATTTTTTAGGTTAGTACTATTGTAATGATATGCTTCAACGAAAATAATAAATTATATATTTGACTCTAATTATATCTTTAGAACATAAAGTATTTTAAAATATTATATATATATATATGAACTTTTACAATATGTTATTTGGACCTTTATCTTCAGATTTTTGTAATTTATTTTTTGTTCTTATGTTAGTTGCTTTATTTTTTATTATACTAAATATAATTGGTTTACTTTTTGCCGCAACCAAAAATAAAAAATTATATCCATTATTTATCTCTAATTTAATTACTGGATTGTTTATGTACGTTCACTCAAGAATATTATATTCTATGTGCTTATCATCTTTACATTAAATTATTTACATATATAAAGTATTATAAATGATTATTTATATGTAAATAATAAGGTATATACGCATTCCAATCCACATAAAGATTGAATATTATAAATAACTTTTTCGAAATAATGTTACTAGACATTTAAATAGTAAAATTTTATATATTCAAATGGAGTAAATGTTGTTAATATTTAAAGTAATATGAATACTTCTACTTTGTAATGATGTATTAAAAAAATCATACAAAAGTTTATCATTGAAATATTCAATATTATTGATTATTCATTATTATGTTTATTAATATTTAAATATTTATTCATAATCAATAATAATGTATATTCCTAAAATAATTCATCAAATTTGGATTGGACCCAAACAACCTCCTATCAATCATATGAATACTTGGAAAAATATGAATCCAGATTTTGAATATATTTATTGGAATGAAAAAGAAATTGTAAAGCGTAATTTAAATTTAGAATGCAAACATCGAATCCAAGAAATGATTGAAATCAACGGACAAGCTGATATTATTCGTTGGGAAATTTTGTTTGAATATGGTGGTATATTTGTAGATGCAGATTCCATTTGTGTTGATAAAATAGATGATACCTTAATGAATTGTAAATATTTTGCAGGATGGGAACACGAAACATTAAGACAAGGATTAATCGCAACTGGAACTATGGGATTTCCACCTAAACATCCGCTTGTTAAAGATGCTATAGATTGGATAAAAAATAATTGTGTAAATTATCATATAAATGGATTAATGGCTTGGAAATCAGTAGGTCCTGGATTATTAACACGTATATATAATACAGGTAAATATAATGATATGACTCTATTTCCATCTTATACATTTTTACCAATTCACTGCACAGGTGCTGAATATAGAGGACACGGAAAAATATATGCTTATCAAGAATGGGGGTCTACAAAAAGAAATTATCATATAATGAATACTATGACTTTACCAGAACAATTTAAATCTCCTGAACTATGTGTATCTGTATTAGTATCCAGTTTCAATACAAAAGCAAGTTATGTGAATGAATGTTTACAATCTATCAAACATCAAGAAGGATTCTTTCATATAGAACTGATTTGGATAAATGATGGGTCAGATGAAATTCACACATCTATATTAAAAAAAATGTTGAACCAATTTGAAAAAACAACACGATTTACAAAAGTGGTTTATTCTGAAAATGAAGGCAATAAAGGTATCGGATTTACTTTAAATCGTGGAGTTTTAATGTGTAGTCACGAAATCATTATTAAGATGGATAGTGATGACATAATGGTGCCTACTCGTATTGAAAAACAACTAAAATATATGATGGAGAATCCAAATGTTAACATATGCGGTTCACAAATACAAATTTTTGATGAGACAAATAAAAAAGGTTCAACATCACATCCATCTATTAGTTGGGAAGAATACAAAGCAAAACCAACTCATTGGTTTATGAACCACCCAACAGCGTGTTATCGAAAATCTGCATTAATAGAAGCGGGTAATTATGACCCAAACTTGAAACAAATGTGTGAAGATTTTGAAATGGAATTACGAATGTTAAAAAAACACGGATATATTTACAATTTTCCCGAAGTATTGGTACATTATAGATTACACAAGAACCAAGTAACATATAATGGCGGTGAAGGTGGTAGAGACAAATGGAACGCTATACGAATTAAAATTATAAACGAGTTAATAAATGATTTAAAATAAAGATATTTAATATATAAATGGTAAAAATAGCATTCCATGATAATTGTCTTTGTGAGAGAGGAACAACGATATCTTTATATGATTACGCTTATTATAATAAACATTATCTTGGTAATGAAAGCATTATAATGTATATTGGAAATGATAAACGAAATGTATCAGAGGTTTTAGATAAATTTAAAAAAGAATTTGTATTACGACCATATATTGATTGGTCAAAAGAAGCTGACCATATATTAAAAGAAGAAGGTTGTGATATTTTGTATATGCAAAAAGCGGGAGAATGGGATGGTAAAAATACATCTGTATGTAAAAGCATTATACATTGTGTCTTTAATACTCAATACAAGCACGGAGATGTATATGGAAGAATATCAAATTGTTTTGGAGCAAACTATCCGGTAGTAAATCTTATGGTAAATTTACCCAATGTAGATACAAATATGCGAAAAGAATTAAATATTCCTAGCGATGCTATCGTATTTGGTCGTCATGGCGGTTTAGATCAGTTTAATATAAATTATGTCCATAATGTTATAGATAAAATAACAGATGAATATCCTAATTTATATTTTTTAATGGTAAATACTTATAAATTTTGTAAGGATAAACCAAATATTATTCATTATGGTAAAATTATAGATTTAAATAAAAAAGTCGAGTTTATTAATACATGTGATGCTATGATTCACGCAAGAGCTATGGGAGAAACATTTGGCTTAGCCGTATCAGAATTCTCAATTAAAAATAAACCAGTTATTACGTGTAAATACGGGACCGATTTGGCACATTTACATATTATGAAAGATAAATGTATTACCTATGGAAGCGAAACCGAATTATATACTATTTTTAAAAAAATGATTTATAATTTAGATGATATAAAAAAAAATGACTGGAACGCATACAGAGAGCATACCCCAGAAAAAATTATGGATACATTTAATGAATTATTTATTAAACCTTGTATGAAATAATATTTCATAATTATTAGGAGTTACAATGTCTTACATTATTTTTATTCAATAGTATAATAAGTTATTTAATCTATTTAAATACGTATTATACATATATGTATAATGATTCCATTTTTAACTAGATTAAAAAGCGAATTTATACCTACTAATATATTAGATATTGGTGCAGAAAAAGGCACATGGACATTAGACGCATTAAAGATATTTGGTCATAATAATTATACTTTAATTGAACCGATTGAATATACCGAATTAAATAAATTTAAAAAGCATGGTAATCCATTTAAAGTTATACATACGATATTAAATGACTATGATGGAGAAGTAGATTGGTATGAAATGAAAAATACAGGCGATTCCATTAAAAAAGAATGTACATATCATTTTAGTAAGTGCGTACCATTTAAAAAAGAATGTACCAAACTGGATACATTATTTCAAAATGAAAAATTCGATTTAATAAAAATTGATGTTCAAGGAGCAGAAATGAATGTATTAGAAGGTGGAAAAGAAATGATTAAACATACTTCATTTATTATAATGGAAATGCCATTTTTAGGTCAATATAATGAAAATACTCCAAATTTTTTATATCATATACAGAAAATGGATGAGTTAGGATTTATTCCATATGATATTGTTTCAGAGCATAGACATAAACACACACTACTATTTCAAGTAGATTTCTGTTTTATAAATAAAACCCACGCGTTGAATCGTAAATTTCAGACTGAAATAAATATGATGGGTAAAGTATAATTAAATTGTATATAATTAAATATAATTAAATATAAAAACATTATAGTATCATTTCATAATGAATATTATAAAAATACATCGTCATTTTGCAGGTTTTTTTCTACCACAACAATTATACTTTTTAATATAATATATTATTTTCAAAATAACGGTATTAATCCAGACACGATTGATTCGTCAAACGTCTTTAATTGGCATCGTTATACAAATAATAACATATTTTTTGATTTTTTTAAAATAGGCGATATTCATAAATTAGATGCATCTTTAATTGGTTTTAATGATGCAGAAAAAGGAAGTTTACAATTTAAAAAATATGTTGAATGTAATTTAGATGTATATTTTAAATATGTAAATGTATATTTTAATTTATCTGATAAAGTAATGTATATTTATCAAAATATGATAGATAAATATAATATAAATTACGATAATATTTGTTGTTTATTTTTGAGAGGTAATGATAAAGCTACTGAATGTGCAATTCCAAGTTACGATAAATATATAAAAAAAGGTAAAGAAATAATCCAAATAAATCCAAATATTATATTTTTTATTCAAAGTGATGAAAAAGAATTTATAGATGAAATGATTTTACATTTTCCAAATAATATTATATTTAAGGATGAAATAAGAATCATTCCTAAAAATACAAAAATGACCGTTGATAATAATGGAAAAACACCTGAAATAAATCACAAATATGCTTTAAATTTTTTAGCTATTGTATATATTATGTCAAAATGTAAATATGTTGTATGTAATTCAGGAAATATATCATTTTGGATTTTAATGTATAGACAACATTTTAATATTTTTATTCAATTAATTTAATGATATAGAAACATAAATTGAATACAACATATTTAACATAGGGTTGTTTTCCTAATAAAGAGGAAATAGTAGAAAATCCTGAACTAGGTATCGCATTTATATGTTTTGAATAATACATTATAAACAAATCTATTAATGTAT